GCTGACTGCTCCCATTATGATGGCTTCTACTGTCACGTCCTGAATCACTGCGCCTAAAATCGCCCCTAGGATACAAGCAATCAGTGGGATATAATCCCGCGCAATCTGTAAAGCGGGTGTTACACGTATGACATAGCCTACAATTAAGCAAGCAATTACAATGATAGGAATAATGTATTCATTTAAATCCATTTACTCACCTCCCTTCAGTTGAATAAAACTTGCACGATAGCGCTTATCACGCCACCAGCTCCTGCTGATACAGTGACGATTTTCCACAGAGCAGACCAGTTAAGCATTTTGAGCTCGTGCTTGCGCTTTTCCGAATTGTCATTGCGGTTTAATATCGCTTGTAGGATTTCGTTGCTTTGCTCAGACTGGCGTGTGTTTTGCTCCCGTAGAAAACGATTGGATTCATCTACACGGGACAACCCATTGTTTAAGTCCTTTTGCATTTCCACGAGATTATTACTCAAGCGCGCAATTTCCTTATCATGTTGTTTTATCTTCTTGTCGTGTTCGTTTACTCGGTCCTCAAGTTCCAACGAACCACCTCCTAACTAACTAAAAATCAAAGTATCAAGCCATAAAAAAGAGGCACACTCTTAGGCATACCTCTCGCAACTATTCTTCTGGCGGTTCAAGGTCTTCCTCAGTTTCTTCCGGATAAGGTTCGTTTTCTTCTACAAACTTATTTATCCGGTCGAAGCATTCCTGCTCGATTTGCCCGCGGTTTAAATAATTCAGGGCAAAGATTTTTACTTGGTTTTTAAAAAAGGCTCGATTTAAGTAGCCCTCTGTGAGATTCTCTTCGATGAATTCTTCCATATTAAACATTAAATACTACCTCCTAGGTTGATAATGGCTTGCTTAATTTTTTCCAGTTCACTTTTTAGCACGATATCTTCGGGTGCGGGTGTCCATGGGGTGGCACGGTTGCCAAATTGAAGTTTATGTTCTTTTCCAGCTACTAGTTTTTGATAATCACCATCACTTTTATAAGCTTTGTAAGCTGATATTTTAGTAGTTCCTTCAGGAATATCATCAGTTACGTAGCTTAATCCGATTTCACCACTCAAAATTTCATTACCTTTTATTGAGCCAATTAATTTATCGTCTTTATTATAAAAATTAACCAAAGCACTAACGGTAGTATCTTTATTATCATCTTTTGTATTATCAAATTTAACCGAATATGTTATTGTATCTCCTACACTTAGCCCTAATTCTTCAAGGGTGTAGGAAAAAGATCCTTTTGTCCAGCCCTCAAAAGAATATGATTTCCACTCATTACTCGTACCCTTCAGCAAGTTCCTGTCGCTATAATCTATCTCGTACATGGATTCCACGGCATTATCTCGAGCGTCTTCCGTGCTTTTAATAAGGTTCGAGATATCCTCGCTTGCTTCACTAGCTTTGCTCTGCACATCGGAAGCACTCGAACTAATATCTTGCTTCGCGCTCTCAACTTCGCCCACGTAATCGCCAATCTGGCTTTCGGCGTTGTCTTTCGCTTTTTCGATATCTTTCGTGGCGCTGTCTTTCGCGCTCTCGACCTCGACCACATACTCGCCAATCTGGCTTTCGGCGTTGTCTCGAGCATCTTCCGTGGTTTTAACAAGACCTGAGATATCCTCGCTTGCTTCACTGGCTTTGCTCTGCACATCGGAAGCACCCGAACTAATATCTTGCTTCGCACTCTCAACAACCTCAGGCAATGCTTTATCAATATCTTCTATGGTACTGTCTTTCGCGCTCTCAACCTCGCCCGCATACTCGCCAATCTGGCTTTCGGCGTCGTCTTTCGCTTTTTCAATGTCTTTTGTGGCGCTGTCGCCCGCTTGTTCCACGCGCTCTTTCACGTCTTCGAAGTCTTGCACGTACTTGTCGCCTGCTTTGGGGAGGACGTGTGTAATCATTGACTGCTTAATTCGAAAAGTAAACTGCCCGTCATCGCTTTGACTGCCATCGTCAAAATCCATGTAAACGTAGCCTGTGACCTCTCCCGAGTAGCTCAAAAGCATTTCAGGCAGTACGTATTTCGCTGTTCCTCGTATGGCACTTATTACTTCGATTTCATCACTTTTAGGGATAAATTCTTTCCCACCGTCATCATTTAGAATCATGACCAAGTGGATGGTTGCCTTGCCTAAGTCGGTCGGTTGACCATCTTGCCCGCGGAACTGGAAGTACAAAGCTGCCGATTTTTTATCGTAGCTGTAAAATGTATAGCTTGTTTGCTTGACCTTGGCTCCGTTGGCACTGGTTCGTATATCTATATCGCCTTTTTTTCTGATTGGCATGTTATCAGCTCCTAACTAAAAATGGCAGCCTTTTTAGCTGTCCTTCTGTTCTTCTTTTTCTTGGTCTTTTTTGAGTAACGCTTGTACACCCTCTTGAAATTCTTCAGGCACTTCATAAAAAGATCGTCTTTCTTTAACAACCAAATTATGGTAAAGACGTGTCCATGCTTCTTGTAAGCTTTGCCTCATAAGGAAGCACCTCCTGAGATATCTGACACAATTTCTTGCAGGTCTACGATTTGTTGCTGCATGCTCTCAATTTCTGTTGGTTCATCTTCTGGCAAGTCTAGCTCCTCAAAGTCTTCTGTCCAGCCCTCGGGCAGTTCTACGCCTTCAGCTAAAAATCTTTGTTGGAATTTCGCTTCACTGTCTGAGTTGGTGATTTTTTTATATATTGTACGCATTATTTAAAGATCTGACCTCCTTCTTCTTTTTTGCCTTCAGTGGAAGAGCTTAAGTTGCTTGTGTCGAAGAAGATAGAAGCACGAGAGTGACATCCAATTTCATTACCAGTACCACTAAGAGTGGCGGTAGCACGAGCAGTCGAACAAAACGTCGCTAAAATTGCGGTTTTTTGATTAGAAACGAAACTTCCGTAAGCTGCGCCGATTGAACCCTCGAATCGAAAAGCGCTATAGTCTTCAAAACTTTTTGTATTAACAACTGCACGACAATTGTAAATCGCTCCGTAACTTACACGGTTGAAGTGGATGAAGGATGTTCTGTATGTGTTTTGTGGATCCGTTTGTGTAATCCCTTGCACCCTGCAATACATACTACAATTTTCAAATGCTATAGAACGCGCCATCACGCTTGTATTTGCTTCTTTTGCATTCTCTTCATCGTTTTTAGTAGACATAATTTCTAAGCGAGCCGATTTTACCCCAGACACCGTAACATCTTCCAAGTAAACCCCAGCTTCTACAAAAATATAAAAGTCAGTGCTTGAAACCATTGGTAGAGAGTCAACCGCCGCTTGAATGGTTCTGTAAGGACGATTTTCGCTTCCATCAGCTAAGCTGTTATCCCCTCTGCCTCCCGATACATAAATTTTTTCTGTGTTTCCTAATTTGTTATAATCTCTTTGAATAAATTCGCTCAAACCTTCAACAGCATTTGCATGTGTTGCCACATACTTTGGTTCGCCGTTTTCTTGTAGTTGTACAATGTCTGCTTTTGCCATGTTTTATTCTTCCTTTCTTTTATTGGATAACCTCTATACCTGCTGTTAGACTGACGTTAAGCCATTTTCCTTGTTTAAAGTCTATGCTCTCGCCTTTGCTATTCCTTGTGTCCGACATTACAATTTGGTTGCTTAAATTTTCGTTATCAAAGTTATAAATTCGACATCTAAACGTTTCACCATCTTTGGCCTCTGCTCGTACGATGTCAACCATTCGAACGGATAGCCGATAAGGTAGTGTAGCAATAGCGACTTGGCTCCCAGCCTTTATAGTGCCTGTATTCTTAACCGTTCCAAATATTTTAACCAAGTTCCCTATTCGGAAGTATTGTAATTGGCTAGAGCGATCGCCTCGGTTGCCCTTACTGTAATTTTCAAAGCCGGGTTCAAGCTCTAAAAAGCCATGCTCGCCCTCGACCATTTCGCTCATTTCTTTTTTTAAGCGATTAAGTCGTTGCGATGTTTCGGAAACATTGCCCTCGAATTGATAAATTGTTCTTTCAAGCTCTGGATAATCGCCATTCATTAACAAATCTTCTAAACCGTTTATAGCTTCAATGTTTGTTTCTGGATAATATTGTCGTTGTGTGCCTTTATCGTCTACTTGCATCAATTTGCGTATATCAACTGACATCTAACTCACCTACCTTTTCAAAATAGAACGTGCTGCTATCATCAGGACCTACATTATCGATAACAAGACCACCCTCAAAACGTTTGGTATCGACCGTTCCAAGATTGACTAATTCATGATTTTTAGTAAACTGATCGTCTTCTAAAATTAGTGAGTCTTCTGTTTTACGACTTATAAAACTAATGCTATTTTGCTCAACACTATCAATCCGTCTACGTAAAGTAGGAAAACTTTCGTCCGTAATTCCTGATGTTCGAGCGTCTATCACTTCATTAACATCTGTATTGCCAGCGATTTGCTTATCGTAGCGATCTTCTAGCTGGTCCTGACGTCTTTTGGTGCCTGAAGATATATCGTGGGCTTCAGTAGCCACCACGGAACTAATTTCTTCCGCTTGCGCCATAGCGCCGCGCACATCTTTGCCATACATCTTCTCTCGTACGGCTTGTGTTCGTTTTCTTACACGGTCGTCTATCTTGCCTGTGTCATAATCATCGGGAAAGTTATTGCTTTCAGGATCGTGATAATTTGCTTGTTGTTTAGCCATTTCCTGTGTTTCCCTCCTCTAGCCATTCAATCCGTTGCCGGATCATGCTGTTATTTTCTTCTTGCGTTCGTTGAAATTCTTTAAGTTCTCTTAGCGTGGAGTCAATACTTTCCATCGTTTCATCAGACGGTACACTTTGCGACACTCTCTGAATTTCCCCAACTAAGTCTTGAATTCGGTCGAGTATCGTATTGATATTTTCCTCATAGTCGGGCGGTGTTCCCTCGTCAATCTGGCGCCTCAAATCAACCACACGCTGATCAGTATCTCCTAGATTACCCTCTAGCTTCCGAATGGTACGAGATTGCCCTTCCACACGTTGTTGTAATTCGGTATAATCTCTTTGCTCTTTCGTTAAGCTATTTTGATACTCCGTAAGCGTCATATCTTTAGCTCCAAAGTCGAGTTCCGTTTGCTCAGGTTCGTTGATTTTGATAGTCATACCTACAATGCGCAAATCCTCATTTACATTCATAAGCGGATTGTACACACGATAGGTATTGCCGATCCAAAAGCGATTAGGATCGATATCTAGCAAGGATAAATCTAAAGCTTTAATCGTAAAATTGCCCGTAGCTACCAATTGATTTTCTAAGAACTGCTTACCAACTCTTAAAAGGTTGTTGGCTTGTGTGACTTCGTCCCATGTTTCCGATTTGGATTGAATACCAAATTCATTGATAAGTTCTTGATCAGCCAATAAGTATTCTTTGCCGTCATTGACTTCAGCAATGGTTAAACGAGGCTTGGATTGATTTCGACTTCCTTCCTCGTCCTCCTCGTCGCCTTCTAACCGTTCCCCACGAGGAAAAAGTTTGGTTACAATCTCGGTGGGGTCTAGCTCTTTTGTCATTTCTAGCAAATTCTTGCGCAGTCGAATATCATTATCTTTTTTTTCGCCAACTTCTTGCACCCAATCAAGGTAGCGCACGCCGTCTTCTTTACGTATACGAATTTCACCGCCAATATTATCGTTATCTAGCAGTTTATCCGAAATCGTGTCATAAGTATCTGAAGTATCATCGATAAAGCGCACATTGTCCGATAGATTAGGCATATCAATGTGACCAACTTCAAATCGTTTATACTCTTCAACTTGTTCATTGTGTACTTTAAGAGCTTCTCGAAAGAGTTGCTCCCCTGTGCGGTTTCCCTCGATCTTTTTCCAACTTTGAATACTGTCGTGTAGATAAGCTTTTTCGTCTTCGCATAAGTACGATTCACTTAGCACACGATCATCGCCCTGATCTGTTGTAGGCTGTAAAATGCGCCCCTCAAACAAAACAAAGTTCCACTTGGTATCTGTCACCTTGATAAGGGTTTTTAAAGGCTTAATCTTTCCCCAGCCCGGGTTATCGGGATAAATCGTAAATTCAAATGTACCAATTTCATTGATATCAGGCTTTAAACTGTCTGCTTCAATCTTGATATTATTCGCATACTGAGAATGTATCGTTGTACCTACTTCATCGTATTGGTCGTTGTAAATCTTGACTAGATACAGTTAAATCATCTCCTTATGCCAAATAAATTCGAGCTTGCCGTTACCTGATATGCGCAGTTCGTTAAATTCTTTGGTTAAGCGAAACTCAAGTTCTTTAGTTGTGCCTGCTTTAAATGTATAAAGCGTGCCCTCATGCTCGATAGTCATGTTAGAGTCGCAGCGAATAGACGGATTAACAGCGCCTGCACTATTACTTAGAATAACCAGCTCTTGCGGTCCATCAACTTCTAGCTCAGTAACTTGCGCCATATCAAAATCAAAATCGAACCGATCCCAGATATCTGTTCCCTCGGGTTCGTTATCAATCATGTACTTATAAGCTTCAAATTCAATAGTTAACTCGCCTCGTGCGTTATCTTCGCTAAAGTCTGGGGCTTCTCTTACCTCGGCTAAAAAGTGCCAGTTGGGATAATCATCATCGTGCAGCTCGACCATCTTGTTAACATTCATGAAATGATTGACCGCGCGAGTTTTTAAGCGAGCCATTTGCTCTTTTGTAAAAAACTTTGCGTTATAAACATTAAACGTATACGAAAGCGTACGGTTTGACATGTTTTGATCGCCATAAAGCTCGGAAAAATCATATTCAAGATTAGAAAAAGGCACTTCAACGAGTGCCTTCTCTTTCTCAGGATTACCGATTTCTTTTTCTTTGATCGTTAAGCCTAAATCTTCATAGGAGTGTAAACCATTAAAAGTAATGCCCTTGTATTTCAATTAATTGTTTAACCCCCTTTCTTTATTCTTGCGCCGTTGCCCTTGGACTTTGTCCATAGACGGTCCTAAACCTTTAGACATCTTTTTATCATTAAGATACGTGTTATTGTCTTTATCACGTACTTGCGCTAAAAGCTCGGTGTTTTGTTCTGTGAGGCGGTTGTTTTCTTCGAGCAGGTTAACAATCGAAGATAGATCAGAAGACCCGCCAGTGCTAAACGAGCTGGCTATATTGCCAAAGCTACCTGAAAGGTTGCTAGGCATGTTCATAGCTATTTGATTAATACCGTTAACAGCTTGATTAATAATACTTGAACCATTATTCGACATATATTGTAATGCCTGCATAATCAAGTCGATAGCACGTTTTGGTTTGGTTAAAGGTAACACCATTTCATTCTTATTACCTTCGCCCATACGATAAAGACCGTCTTGCGAAACCATGCCACCATTTTCGTAGCCAACACCACGCCAACCAGAGGCTAAAGAAGTGTAGTTTGCCTTGGTGTATCGGATAGCTGCTAGGATATTATCTAGTGCATTATAAATATTGCCGTGGCCTTTCATCTTGTATGAATCAAATGTCGGCTGTATCACCTGCATAAGACCTTTAGAAGGTGTGCCACGCGCGGCGTTAGAATCCCAGTTGTTAACGGCTTTCGGATTTCCATTGGATTCAGCTTTCATTTGAGCCATTAAAGCGCTCAAGTTACTTTTAGTATAGTCGCCTGTCATCTTCAGGGCTTTGATAGCTGTTTTCTTCCAGCGTCCAACGCCAGAACCACCATCAAAACCATCTCCGCCTTTGCCAACGTCTCCCGGTCCAAACATACCATTGATATGCAAGTGGTCCATATGTCCACCGCTTGGCCAGTTTGCCCAAGACATAGTTTTGCCTTCTCCACCCATGCCAGTACGATCTTTAATTTTATTTAAAGCAATGACATAAGCGACTTGGTCTTTAAATTTCTTAAATACCCAATTGGCTGGCTCTTTGTACTTGCTTGAACCGTTATCACTAGCTGGATAAGCAACGTCAATCGCTTGTCTTTTACCATGATAATATTTGTCACCTGAACGATAACCTGATGTTATACTCATGCCCGGGAACTTGTCAGTAACTCTTTTGGCAATTTTTACAAGATAAGAGTAAACACCATTTGCTTCTGAAGGACCTTTGTTCCAGATATCACCGTCAAAGCTACCGCTCATAAACTCTTCAGCTTCTTTTTCTACAAAGCTGTAAGCTTGTTCGATCATGGCTTTTGTAGCTGATTTTGTCATATCTTTCCAAGGCTCTTGAATACTTCCGTAATCTACTTTGTTATTAATAAACTTGCCAAAAGCTTTTTCGCTATCGATAATATCGAAAATGTCTGTATCTTCTTCTTTTTCCGTACCTTTTTTATAGTGCGGAAGTGGGTTAGATTGCAATTTGTTCTTAGCTTTTAACATCTTCTCGGAAAGATTAGCGTTCCAGACTTTTGCGCCTTTTTTAAGATAAACCATTGCATTTCTAGCATTGGCCATCATTGGTGCTTCGCCCGGATTTTGGAAGATTTCCTTGTACTTGCTACCTTTTTGATCATTAACGATCGCTGGACCGTCTTCAGGGTGTCCACCAGTGCCTTTGGCATACGACGGTACGTCCCAGTCGCCCAACCGCTTATCGGATTCAACTTCTTTCATGACGTGATTCACGCCTGAAATGACGCCGTTAACACCTTTGCCAATGCCACCGGTCATCTTATTTGCAATGCCATTCATGGTATTTTCTAACGCACTTTGCATGCTTTCGATACCATCTTTTAGGCGTTGCATTAAATACTTGCCAGCGTCGTAAAAGTCGCCGTTTTTACTGCGTAAGTTGCTTACACTATCATTTCCTAGTTGGTCTACACGGTTTGTAAAGCTTTTGTACAAGCTATTAAAGCCGTCTAATAAGCGTTGCAACCAAGTACGGCCTTGCGATTGCATTTTGCCATTATTGCCAGAGATCAACTTATTAATTTCATTGATCAATTGACGCACTCGCGACATGATTTTTGGATAAATACTATTAAAGCCATTCAAGAAGTTGATAAACCAGTTTTTACCATGCGCATTCATGTTTGGCTTGTTGTTATTAAAGCGTTTATTCGTTTCATTTAAAAAAGCAATTTCACGGTTCATAAAGTTTGGATAAACATTATTGAACCCATTCAGCATATTTTGTAACCACATTTTACCGTGGTTTGTCATCTTGCCATTGTTATTTGATAGTGTACGATTTGTTGTTTGGACAAATTTACGTATACGATTCACAATGACAGGATAAACGCCGTTAAATCCGTTAAGAAATTGTTGCCACCAAGTACGCCCATGCATAAGCATTGGGTTATAGTTGTTTTTGAGTAATACATTGGCAAGATTTATAAACGTTCTTAATTGCTCTACTACGATTGGAAGAACCATATTAAAGCCTTGAAAGAACATTTGTAGCCAAGTTGTACCAATTTGCGCTTGTACCGGTGCATTTTGTGTTAGCATACCATTCCATAGTTGCATGAAGTTTAATATAACTTCTTGCGCTTGTGGTATAGCACTGCGGAAACCAGCCAAGAATGTTTGCAAGAAACCAGCACCGTTTGCAGAATCGTCTGCTTCCATGTCTGGCAGCGTGTCTTTACTACGCTGTTCTTCTTCTTTATCTTGCCCTTTAAATTCAGCTGTTAGCGCTGCACTGGTGTCCGAACTCATGCTGATGTTTTGTGCAGCGTCTTGCATCATGCTTTTAATACGTTCGGCTAATCCGCCTACAGTATTTTCAACGCTTTGGAAACCATCAGAAAGTCCGTTATTCAAACCTTCCATGATTGCTTCCCCAGCAGGGGTTAGTAATTGCCTATCATATTCGATAGGCCCTTTATGGTCACGAATCCAATCGCCTATGCCACCGACAAAGTCTTTGATACCTTCCCAAGGCTTTTTAAGTCCGTCCCAAAGACTATTAAGGATTGCTTTACCTTCTTCAAGCAAATCAATATCGCCGATTTTCTTGAACCATTTTTTAACAGTTTCTATAACGCTTTTGACGCCATCAACCATACCGTTCCAGATATCAAGTGCGCCATCAACTGCACCAGTAAATATCGATACAGTGCCATCACTAATAGCATTCCATGCGGCTTTTACGTCGTTAACAAGTCCTTCGACAAACACTTTAATGCCGGTCACAAAACCGTTCCAAATATTTTTTGCACCTTGAGCCAAAGCGTTAAAAATTTGTCTTGTTTTAGCTTTAATTTGTGCCCATTTTTGAGGCACATAAGCAACCAATCTTTTAACGAAATTCTGTATACCTTTGATCATGCCGTTCCAGATGTTCACAGCGCCATCTTTAATGTTGTTGAATAAATTGACCGTGCCTGTTTTAAGGTTGTTCCACCAATTCTTGACAGTGTTTACTGTACCTTTAACGAGGTTCACGACCGTGTTTTTAATGCCGTTCCAGACTGTGGAAGCTAGGTTTTTAATGCCATTCCAAACATTCGAAATGCCATTTTTCATGTTGTTGAATAAATTTTTCGCTGTTTGAACGAGTGCTTTAACGTAGCCGACCACGACAGTTTTGACTGAATTCCAGATCGATTGCGCACTACCCTTGATATTATTCCAGATCATTTGCATATCAGCTTTTAGCTGACCAAAATCACCCGTAATCAGATCGATTAAAACCAGAACTGGCGCCATAACTACAGCTTTTATAATATTCCAAGCTTGTGCCGCAATATTTTTGATTTGATTCCACAGTGTGCTGAACCATTCAATGAGCGGCATGAATGGTTGGATAATACTTTGAACAATCGGAATAAAAAATTCAATAATTCCTTGCCAAGCAACAACGATCGTTTCTTTTACGCTATTCCAAAGGTTAACGAAAAATTCAACGATACCATTCCAAGATGCTTTAAACCCTAAAACAACGCCGTTAAAGAATTCTTTTATACCTGCCCACATTTCGGCTGTGGTTTCTGTAACGCTTGTCCATAAACCAACAAAGAACTCAACTAGGCCGTTCCATTTTTCTTTCAACCATTCATAAGCATTACCGGGAGCGGCTTTAATCCATTCCCAAGCTTCGGTTGTCGCTTCTGCTACAGAGTTCCAGATATTTACAAAGAATTCCGTGAATCCTGACCATTTTTCTTTAATCCAGTCAACGGCACTTCCCCATGCATTACTTATAGCTTCGCCAACAATACTAGCGTATTCTTTTACTGTATCCCAGTTTTGGTAGAGAGCTACACCTGCAGCAACTGCCGCAGCTACTAGCGCTAAAAATATTCCCATAGGACTAGCTAAAAGTGCAAAAGCACTTCCTACACCTTTAACCACAGAAACAAGCCCAGAAATAGCTGCTGTAGCTGTTTTAATTGTAGCCCAAGTGGCAAAAGCCGCTCCAATACCTGCAATGATCGGTTTTACAACAGGCCCGTTGTCTTTAAGAAAGTTGATAAAATCCTTTATGTAAGGCGTTATAAACTGTAAAACGTCCCCAACTTTAGAAAGACCTTTTTCAGCAGCCTCGCCAAAGCGTGTGATCCAATCAGCAATACTAGAACCGGTTACGTCTTTTACAAAATCATTAAAAGATTCAATAACTTCAACTAGTCCACGTTGAATTGAAATTCCCATGTTCCCGAAAGACGTTTTTATACCATCTGTTGCGTCTTGCGCTACTTTACGTAAAGCTTTTAGATCGCCACCGCCTTCTTCATCTAGTTTTATTAGTTGGTCTTGGAACTCATCAATTGAAATTGTTCCGTCTGATAAACCTTCGCGCATTTCATCAGTGCTCATATTCATGTTGTCAGCCATCGCATTCAAAGCAGGACCCATTTGTGAATTAATCATGGAGTTCCATTCTTCACCTTGAATTTTTCCTTTAGAAAATCCTTGCGATAGCTGCATAACGGCACTGTTTACTTCTTCAGTAGAACCGCCAAAACCTAAAATAGCATCGTTAATGGAGTTGAAAACTTTTTGAGATTTCCCAACATCGTCCGTAGATGATGCAAGGAGTTGCACACCTTGCACAGCTTCATCAAGAGGCGTTGGCATACCTTCTAAAGCTTTATCTAAGCCGTCCATTGCGCCTTTTGTTTCTTTCGCTGTAAATCCCATATTTTCGAATGCACGACTGGAGTTGTTCATCGTGTCCATACGATTAATAGCGCCGCTCATTTGGTTTTTCAAACCGTTAAATGCTTTACCAGCGATTTGTACAAGACCAAATGCTTTAGCCATATCCATAACGGACATCTTAGACTTTTGACTAGGTTTATCAATGTTTTGTTTCATGTCAGATTTTACGCCCGGTAAGAATTTACCTGAAGCATTCTTAACTGACCGCCAAACGTTCCCTAATTTTTCTTTAATCGTAGCGCCGGCGTTTCTAGCTTTCTTAGGTATGGACATAACACCATTTTTAATACGTGTCCATATACTATCCGATTCGCCGGGTATGCCTTTGATGTTTCGCACAAACCAATCTTTGACATTAGCCCCCGCTTGTCGTGCTGTATCAGGTAGATTGGAAAGAGTGTTTCCGACAGATGATAAGATATTTCCAGCGCCTGTAACGATTCCATTAAATCCTGTTACGAAAAAGTTCTTTGCTCTGTTTCCTGCTGCCTTTGCACTTTCTGCGATTGAGGATAAACCGCCTTTTAGTTTATCCAACTGAGAAATAGCTAGGTCTTTAGCCATACTAAAGCCTGATGAGATAAAGCCAGATACTTTAGATCCTGCATCACGTGCTATGCCGCCTAAAGATTGCATGGTTTGAATCGGGTGGCGAAAAGCATTTGCAATTGCTCCTGCTGCTGTTTTAAACCAACCGCCCATGCTACTAGCAACATTTTTAATGTTTCCGCCGACTGATTTAAAGCCGTTTCCTAAATCTCGAAAACCTTGGACAAGCTCACCAAAGCTTGCTTTTGTTGATTTTTTCAGCAAGCTATTAAAGGTTTTGCTATCTCGATACATTTCATCAAAAGATTTCTTAGAGCTGCCTTCCATTTTGGAAAACTTGGCTTGTGTGTCTTTTGACATTTGCGCGTTATCGGATTTCACGCCTTTAGTTAGAGTTTGATAGCCTGCAATGCCTCGATCAGCTGACTTTTTCAAAGCTGAACCGATTTGACTAGCTGTGTCGCGCGTCTTTTGGGCTTGTCGTTGCACATCATTGTACGAACTAATAACGTTTTTACTGGAGCTGCTTCCTGCTTTCCCCATTTGCGACATCTTATTCATCACACCGCCGATACTTGAAGACAACTTTGTAGCTTCTGCTCCAGCGCTTGTAAACCAATCAAAAAACTGTCCCATTTGGCGTTCAGCCTGTGACGAGTCCGCCGAAATCGATATATTAACGCCGCCCATTTCTTGATCTGCCATTTTCTCACTCCTTCCTTTTATGTATTTATGTTTCTATTCTTTTCTTTCAGCACCCTCCCACCATTTCGTGGTGTCTATGCCTTCGTTTTGCCGTTCTTCTTGAGTTCCAGCTTGTTTTGCTTCCTCAATACTTGGCATAAGCATATTTGGTACTTCTTTATTGTTATTTTTGCCTAGTGACATCATCACAGCCGCAACTTGTTGTTGTATTGCTGCACTCATTTCATATTGCCGATTTCTACGATCGTTGTATTCTTTTTCAACCGCCCATTGGTACTTGCGATCAGTCCAACCGGGTGTTTTATCAAGCACATACTCTTCTGTGTAGCCGAAAAAATAGGTTAAAAACTAAAACTTGAAAGTTCAAAAATACAGTTCATCCCTTGATAAATAAACGTTTTTTGATACAA